AATCATATGACTGTCTTGAGCTTGTTTCCTGTGTGTCTGGGCTTGCCGTTGATGGAAAGCTGGGTCATTTTTAGTCATGTCCGGGTGATGTATAGATCGTACATTGTTCTCGTAAAAATACGTCACAGTCCCGGTAGCACGATCTACCTTTTTATCTATGTACGCATGTTTAGATGACTTATCGGAATCATCAGGTTTTAGGTATTCCCCCCCATCAGAGTTGGGGTGAATTTCATCCTCATGTCTTTGACCACTCTCTAAAATACTTCCATCATTACGGGCCGATTGCTCCGGTCTTCCGACCATATCTCTGGGGTGAAGGTCATCCCCAACATCTCTCTCAGGTGCTTTTTCCATTTCGTCAGACATTATTCGTCTTCCTCCATATCCGTTAGAGTCGTAACTCCGGAGGAGGATGGAGCATTTGACTGTAACTGGTTAGATGGTTCAACCCGTTTACGTTGTGGGCGAGCTGTTGTGAAAGTTGCGGGTTCAACTTTTGAAACACCGAAAGGAGTTAGGTATGCAACAAAGTTTTTATTACCATCGGTGAACCACATCTTATTACCGTCTGCGGTAATTTCTTTCACTAGAGGTGATGTGTAACCTAGATCGTAAAGACCTTCCATCCAAGTTGATGTACCCCCCTTTACTAAACCCCAGTCTCTTTCTTCTCCCTTTCTCGCACGGGCCTCAGCGTACTCATCTAGATCACGTTCATCTAACGGCATTTTATCGTTAGTGTCTGGAGTTTTCCAACCTAAGTTTCTATCCTTAAATTTTCCTTCAGCTTTATCTACATCCATAGATTGTTCAACGGGTTCTTCCCCGCCAGCTTCTTCTCCACCCTCTGCTTCAGGGGGTGGGCCACCTTCTTTCCCAGCTTCTTCAGCAGCAAGTTGTTGCTCCATCAACTGCATCTGCTGTTGCTTCATCTGATCTTCTTGTGCAGTTAGAGCAAGAACCTCGGTCTCACCTCTAATCTGGGCAGACGGTACAGGTTCCCCAGATACAATAAAGTCTACATCATCCATGTTGGAATCTTGCTGTTTCAATACAAGGTCAAACCCTAAGTCGTTCAATTGCTTTGCAATTTGAACTCTCTGGCTAGCAAAATTAATCCTTGTAGCTTCAGCTTTTTCTTCCGGGTGAGGTAGGGATAGAGTCCAATCCGTAATACCGTAAGCTTCTAATATCAACGGGAATACTTTTTCGTGGTATAACCGTTGGTCTGATTCTACCACACGACTCATAACTTGTAGACCCTGCGTTTGAGTTGACAGCCCACCAAACGCTTCCGGAGTTCCCTGCCATGCTGGGGACACACCCCACAATGCGGCAACTCGTTCACGTATTTCTTCTTTCACTGGAAGGTAATCCATCTCTTGCAGAGTATGGAAAAGCCTAACCATGTCTACTCGACCTCTATTCGTCTTAGAAGATACAGCAACCATCGGAATATAGTTCGGGTCTTGCTTTGTTTGGGCGGCGATATTTTCTCTTTCACGACGTAAACTTTCTGGATCATCTGTGGATACCAATAACATAGCGGAAGGCATTTTACGCTCAAAGAAGTACCTGTAAAGGTTTCTATCCATTCCTATGAGAGTTAAAGCCTTTTCAAATATGGTTAGTATAGGCGACCATCCATACGTTTCAGTCGGGGAAAATTTAGATAGATGTATAACTTCAGAGTCAAGTAGGTAATAAATTTTACTGCGATTAGAATACCTATACATAGCTGGTACAGTCTGTACGGAACAATCATTCCCGGTACATACCCCCGGTTTCTGTGCAGTAGCCGAAATCTCGGCTTGTTCTACGTACTCTGCATTTTGCCCCAAACCGGAGTCCCTATGAATGGGACATAAGAAATGTTGCTTCTTGGGCAACCCTTCTTCATTCAGATCGAATTCCACCAAAGCTGGGTTCAAGCGTCGAATCTCTATGATTCTCGACCTAAGCTCCCCGTCTTCAGTAGCGTAATATTCTTTGTTTAGATAAATGAACGCATCATCCACTGTATTTAAATCTAGGTGGAACTGCCTAAGCACTTCCTCCAAACTCTGGTCAAATATATTACAATCCTTCATGACCTTCTTCAGCGTTATCAACTGTTTTTCGTCAGCGTGGTCGTGTACGGGATGAAATTCTAAACCTCTTCGGAAAACCTCACCCGTAATATGTCCTATAGGGCCTCGTATTTCCTCTACTGAAAAAGCAATGGTTTGCAAATCTTGGATAAGTTGTTTACGAAATCCAATTTGGTTCTTAATGTATTGGTTGACAATGTAATCAATACCAAATGTGGGTGATTTACCTGTATCCCCCGCAGATTTACTTAGATTTAGCATACTCTGCATTCCAAGTTTAGCATTAAGTTCATCCATCTTCTCTACCAAAGATGGAGCTTCAGGTAAGTAATCCAGAATTTTCATACGTTAGTCCTCTAACTGTTTGGTTTTAGTTAGACTTGACACTTCTTCCAGTGCCGTCAATTTAAGTATAACTTGTAGCGCAGATTCCTTTAGTAAATAACTTTCAGATACATTATCTGGGAGTCGGTTAGGTTTAGTTGCAGTAATAGCAGAGGAGTATTCTTTAGTTTCTTTCTCTAACTGCTCTATTTTCTGTTCCAAGTCTTCGCTGTATTCACGTAGATTATAGTTTTCGGCGTGAGCCGCCCCGGATAGAATGCCTAACCTAGCAGCTTCCTTTAGCAGTGAATGGTACGCTCCCTCACTTAATATCGTTACAGCGTCATGATCGTCGGGTATATCTGCGTCAGGCTCAAATTCACCCAATGCATCATTCCATGCATCCAGTATCCTCCACGTACCAGTCGTATCATCTCTATGGGCCACATACTGAGAATCACGATCACGTAATAGTCCACCTATAGGCATAACTTTTCTCCTTACCTTACTATACTATTATACTACTCTTCTATGATACATGACATTTCGACCATCCGCAAGCTTTACAAGAGGAGCAACCGCCCTCTTCTACAATAAACGGGGAGCCGCAACAGGTATCTAATTGTGCAGATTCACCTTTAGTCAGAAAAGGTGCATCTATTAAATTCTCTAAATAATCGTAAGTTGTAATATTTAGATCATCTTCTGACTTAGGTGTTTCCGCTTTTACTAGGACTTCTTTCTCCCTACTTCCAGAACGGTAAACTGTGATACCTTTACATTTAGATTGCCATGCAATCATATAAGCAGAGTATACATCTTCTACGGTAGCACTGTTCGGAAAGTTGATCGTCTTAGAAATGCCAGAGTCACACGACTTTTGGAAAGCTGACTGCATAAGTACATGCGATTCTGAAGAAATTTCATCGGATGTAACATACACATCCTTAACCCACTGAGGTACATCAGGTCTATCTTGTATCGACCCCCCCTCATAAATGTGTTCCATCAACTCTTCTGAATAAAACTCATGTTTCTTTGCATCTTTTTCAAAATATTTATTTATATAGTGTAAAGTTTCTCCCTCAAGAATATTTGTTTTGCGCCACGCTAAAGCAAATAAGGGTTCTACCCCACTTGAGGTATCAGCTAGCATAGATATGGTACCTGTAGGCGCAACTGTAATCCTGCAAGCATTTCTAAACTGAGTCTCGGAAGAAGCGTAATCACTCTTACCCCACGCTGGGAACACCCCACGCTCTTCCGCTAATGACTTAGATTCACTATCCGCAACATCTTTTATAAACCCCATAATTTCTCCGCCAACCTCTTGACCAAGTTTAGTATGATAGCCTATACGTAACTGAGTTAGAAGATCAGCGAAACCCATAATACCCAACCCTATTTTGCGGGTACTCTTAGTCATAATTTCTATATCGTGAGTTGCATACTTGTTAGCATCAATTACGTTATCTAAAAACCTTGTAGAGCTTTTTACCACCGCTCCTAGCCGGTTCCAGTTAACCCCTGTTTTCCAATTAGCCGCATCTGGTTTCGTCTCAACAAAGTTAGCTAGGTTAATGGAGCCTAGATTACAAGATTCATTGGGTAGTAAGGGCTGTTCGCCACATGGGTTGGTTGCAATCATGTCCCCGAATTGTTCAGATACATGATTATCTTTATTAATGGTGTCTAGGAAAACCATGCCCGGTTCTCCGTTCCTCCATGCCCCGTTTATTATTTTATTGAAAACGTCTCTCGCATCCAACTCCCCCACTATTGCGTTGGTACGTGGATTAATCAAGGGGAAATGCGTTCCAGCTACGACAGATTTCATAAAGTCATCTGAAACCCCTACGGAAATATTAAAATTGTGTATCTCCCCCTCAACTTTTTTACAGTCTATAAACTCTAAGATGTCCGGATGATGAACATCCATGACCGCCATGTTTGCGCCATCTCGTTTTCCACCCTGAGTAATCATTGATGATACTCGTGAAAGAGTTTTCAGTACTTCTATTGGCCCACAAGATATTCCATGTGTAGTTTTTATACGATCTCCTTTTGGTCGGAGTTTAGATAATGCAAAGCCTGTACCCCCGCCAAACTTTTGAACCATCGCTGAATCAGTTGCAGCCTTCATGATTCCTTCCATGCTATCTTCAAGAGGTAGAACAAAACACGCAGACAGGGTACCTTGATTAGTACCGGCATTCATAAGGGTTGGGGAATTGGGGATGAAATCTAGATCACTCATCATCTGAAAGAACTCGTTAGACACCATTTTAATCTCTACATCAAGTTTCCCGTAGTTCTTCTCCGGTACTGCGACCGCATTAGCTACTCTTCTAAACAACTCGTCCGCATCTTCAATAGGAGTCCCAGCATCATTCTTTTGGAAGTATCGTTTTTCAGCTACGATTTGAGCTTGGGACGTTAAAGTTACCATGTATATCTCCTACTAACCTCTGTGTAAACACAATAGACAAAGTTTGTTCTCTGGAACCCATACAGCGGGAGAACATTCTGAGATCGTGCAATCGGGGTTAGGGCGATCAGGATGGTTTTCCTCTACGGGTATAGTATTATTATACCCCTCCTTACCGGCATTCTGCAACCTTTCCATCATCTTTTTTACTCCACTTTCATCCTTCTTAGTGTCTTCAAAAAGGCTAGCTAAATTTCCTACATCCTGTACTTTATATCTATTAGCGTCATGGGCGGCGGTAAGGGCCATCCCAATTGAAAAGAAAGCATCCCCATGACCCATTGGGGTGACTGGAGCCTTCAAATCGTTGTTGACTGAGAGTATCTGCTGCTTCTGTCTTTCGTCTCGCAACAGCCTTAAAGTATCATTGTGTACTGTCTCCTCAAAGATTTGAGCCATTGTATGCTTACTCTTACTTGTAAAGGACATAGGATTCCAAGCTGAGTTCAGTCCCCTATCTTCCAGTTCGCCACGAGTATTATCTATATAACCTCTGGTAATGTTAAAATTCTTCGCTGCGTCATTCAAGTATTCAATTTGCGCTGAGTAGTCCCACCCATCTAAGAACGATTGGTGTATCTGTTCTAGGTAGCTCCCGTTCTTTTTAAAAACAACCAGATGGGATGGGTGCCGTTTTTTACCTACATCGAACCCCGCATAAATCTCATCATCCTCAGTAAACATATGCTCTGTCGTAGCAGATAAACTACGTAAACTGGCATCTTCACATCTGGAAATTTCATCATAAGAAAAATAAGCTTCCGTACTAAACGCTGGTTGCAATAAAAATTCAGATGCAAACGATTTGGGATTAGCTTTTTGTGTGTCGAGTAAGAACTTTTCCGAATACATATCAGGGAACAAAACTCTGCGCCCCGGCTCCGGGTCTAACGCAGGAAGCTTCCTAGTAAAAAACCTCTCGTCTTTCTCTAAGACAGTCAACAAATCACCCGGTATCATTGGGGTGCCCACCACTATAATTGGACACCCTCGATTAGGTATGAACATAGATTCAGTCATGAAGTGATCTTCGATTTTATTCATCTGACCGACAGCTAACGGGTTGTCAGGGTCACGCAGGATGTCATCTGCAACCAATGCCCCGTTAACGTGTAGTCCCCGTTTGAATGAAAATAATCCCCCGTGTAAAATTTCAGCAATCTTACCATCTATCCCGTACCTAAAAGTGAAATCCCCCCTCGGGGTTTTATCCAC